ATCACCAAGATTCTTGGTGAAGATGAAGCCAAGAAACTCTCACCTTGGAATCGTATCAGCAAACGCGAAACGGTGATGATGAATCGCCCAGTGCAGTTCTATGATCTTTCTGGAATTGCCATTCTTGATTACATTCAACTCTATCGCAAGTTCACTTATTCGCAGCAAGAATCTTATCGTCTTGATAACATTGCTCACGTTGAGTTGGGTGAAAAGAAATTAGATTACTCTGAGTTCGAAACTCTTCATCAGTTATACAAACACGACTATCAAAAGTTCATTGAGTATAACATCAAGGACGTTGAACTTGTCGAGAAACTCGAAGACAAGATGAAGTTGATTGAGTTGGCTTTGACTCTTGCGTATGATAACAAAGTCAATTACGATGATGTGTTTACTCAAGTGCGTATGTGGGATGCGATTGTGTACAACTATCTTCTACGCAAGAAGATTGTCATTCCGCAGATGTCACGCAGCACAAAGAGTTCGCAATACGAAGGTGCATATGTCAAAGATCCCATCTGTGGTATGCATGAATGGGTTGCATCGTTTGACTTGAATAGTCTGTATCCACACTTGATCATGCAATATAACATCTCAATGGAAACTCTGATTGAGCCAAAGTTATACAATGACAACATGCGTGGGTTTATTAGCAATTGTAATATCAACGTTGATAATTTACTTCATCAAGAAGTTGATACAGCAATACTAAAAGATCTTGGTGTTACCGTAACGCCGAATGGTCAGTTGTTTCGTATTCAGGAACAGGGTGTGTTGCCTGAGATTATGGATAGCATGTACAAAGATCGTACACGCTATAAGAAATTGGCACTTGAAGCAAAGAAGAAAATCGAAACTGTTCTTGAAGATAAGAATCAAGTGAACTATCTCGAGAAACAAGTTGCGCGATATAACAATCTTCAGTTGGCAAAGAAGGTTACTCTAAACTCCGCTTACGGTGCACTGGGTAATCAATACTTCCGCTTCTTTGATATTCGTATCGCTGAAGGCATCACGACAGCAGGTCAGTTGTCTATTCGTTGGATTGAAAAGAAGATCAACGAATATATGAACAAACTGCTCAAGACTGAAGGCGAGGATTATGTCATCGCTTCGGATACTGACTCAATCTATTTGAACATGGGTCCGCTGATCAAGAAACTTTATCCTGATACTTCTGACACCAAGAAAGTCATCAAGTTCATGAACAAAGTTTGCGACGATAAGATTCAACCGTTCATTGATGCATCGTATGAAGAACTGAAAGAATATGTCAATGCGTTTCAACAGCGCATGGAAATGAAGCGCGAGTCTTTGGCTGACAAAGCAATCTGGACTGCGAAGAAACGATATATTCTCAACGTACATGATAGCGAAGGTGTTGCATATGCCAAACCTAAACTCAAGATCATGGGTCTTGAGGCAGTCAAGTCTTCAACTCCGTCTGCTTGTCGTACGAAGATTAAAGAAGCAATCAATATTATCATGACACAAACCGAAGATGACCTCCATAAATTCATTGAGAAATTTCGAGATGAGTTTAAAAATCTACCTGTTGAAGACATTGCATTCCCAAGATCAGTCAATGGTCTGAGAGAATATGCTGACGCAGCGAATATCTTCAAGAAAGGTACACCGATCCATGTTAAGGGTGCGTTGGTCTACAATCATTTGTTGAGAGAAATGAAACTCAATAAACGATATCAGGAAATTCAAGAAGGTGAAAAGATCAAATTCATCTATCTGAAGCAGCCTAACATTTATAACAATAACACTCTTGCATTCTTGTCAGGTATACCAAAGCAATTGCAAGCCGAACAATATATTGATTATGATTTACAGTTTGAAAAATCATTCGTTGAACCGCTTGAGATTATTCTATCTTCTATCAATTGGCAATCAGAGAAGGTAGAGAATCTAGACGCATTCTTCAACTAAATAAGCGATGGCATTACTCGCACTCATTGCTGGCTTATTGCTTTCTGGCACTGCAGCATATTACTCAATTATTGGCTTGATCGCCATTTTTCCTGGCGCAGTCTTTGCCATTTCATTGATGGGTGCAAGTCTAGAGTTCGCAAAACTCGTTGCTGCTTCTTGGTTGTATCGTAACTGGAGTATTGCGCCAAAAATAATCAAAGGCTATTTTATATTTGCGATTTTTATCCTGATGTTTATAACATCATTAGGAACATTTGGTTATTTGTCTAAAGTTCATCTTGAATCATCCATAGGAGTTGCTGACAATTCTTTAGAAATCGCAAGAATTGAACAACAAATTGCAAGCCAGCAAAGACAAATAGATAATGCTCAACGGTCGCTTGACTCTCTTGATACTGTTGTTGAGACATCCTTTATGGATGGTGCAAAAATTCGCAATCAGCAAAAAGCAGAAAGGGTTGCATTAAATACTGCAATTGAATCTTCAGATGCTAAAATTGACGAACTCAACGCTCAACTTATCCCACTCCGCCGCTCTAACATAGAAACTGAATCGAAGGTTGGTCCATTAAAGTATATTGCTGAATTGATTTATGGTAAAGAAGAAGCAGCAAATTATTTCGATAGTGCTGTTAGATTTGTGATTATACTTATTGTTCTTGTATTTGATCCACTCGCTGTTCTGTTACTCATTGCTGCAAATATCACATATACAAATAAACCGCAAAAACGAATTCTTGAGAGAAAGAAAAAGGTTGACAAAAAACCTGACATAAAGTATAATAGAGGTATCAAAGACAGCATCTATAACTTTATGATGCGCGATGATTTTGGTATTCAACACACAGATAAGGTGAATGAAAATGAGTCTACTCGAAAAGTTAAAGAAAAACACGACGATTAAAGACACTGCTATTCTTGCAAAGTCGAAATTCTTCGCCGCAAAGGATATGGTTCAAACAAGCATTCCTGTTGTCAACGTTGCGTTCTCTGGCGATCTTGATGGTGGTTTCACTCCTGGTCTTACGATGTGGGCTGGTCCGAGTAAACATTTCAAAACTGCATTCAGTCTCTTGATGGCAAAAGCATATCAAGATAAGTATCCTGATTCTGTTATTCTGTTCTATGACTCAGAGTTCGGCACTCCGCAAAACTATTTCACTTCGTTTGGTATTGATACCGATCGCGTTGTTCATACTCCAATCACGGACGTTGAGCAATTGAAGTTTGACATTATGCAACAGTTGACTCAGATTGAGCGTGGCGAGCGTGTGATGATCGTCATCGACTCAATTGGTAATCTCGCTTCAAAGAAAGAAGTTGAAGATGCGTTGGATGGTAAGTCAGTTGCTGACATGAGCCGCGCAAAGCAAATTAAATCCCTGTTCCGTATGGTGACACCACACCTTACACTCAAGGACATTCCGATGGTGGTTGTAAATCACACCTATAAAGAAATAGGTTTGTATCCCAAGGATATTGTCGGTGGCGGAACAGGCTCTTATTACTCTGCTGATAACATTTACATCCTTGGTCGTCAGCAAGAAAAAGACGGTACTGATTTGATCGGATATAACTTCATTATCAACGTTGAGAAGTCTCGTTATGTTCGCGAGAAAGCCAAGATCCCTGTAACTGTTCGTTTCGATGGTGGCATCAGCAAGTACAGCGGATTACTTGAGATGGCTCTCGAATCTGGTCACGTGACAAAGCCAAACGTGGGTTGGTATGCCAAAGTCAACACTGAAACTGGTGAGGTTGAAGCCAAGAAGTGGCGATTGGCTGATACTGAGTCACCAGAATTTTGGGATGATATCATGTCTGATCCATCATTCAAGAAGTGGGTTCGTGACAACTATCAATTCAGTTCTGCTGTTGCAGGCAACCTTTCAGTTGGACTAGATGAGGACGAAGATGCTTGAGAATTTAATCGCCAAACTTGAATTCTGGTACGTCAAGAAATTCTTCAAGGTTGAGAAGCAATACACTTTCTTCGTCGACCTTAATGGTCCACCTGGAAGTTTTGCTATCAAATTCTTGGGCAAGTATGAGGGTGTGATTGTTGAATTCACTGATGTTAAAGTTGGTGATGATGGTTTGATGACTTTTGATTATGATGTTATCTCGAATGTCTACAATGTAAACACCAAGAGTAATTCGTTTCAGCGGTTTACTTCTAATGTGATGCGTAGTATACTTCTAGGTGCGATTGAAAATACAATGAAGGAAGGCAATGAAAACAGAAACATTGATCTTGTCGAATCTGATGCGGAACGAGTCTTTCATGAGGAAGACGCTGCCATTTCTGAAGAAAGAGTATCTGACCGAAAGTCACGAAAGAAAACTATTCGAGGAAATAAAAGAGTTCATTCTAAAGTATAACAGTCTGCCTCCTACTGCAGCGCTAGAGATTTCTCTTAAAGAATCAACCAAACTTACTGAAGTTGAGTTAAATAAGTCACTCGAACTTCTAACGGAAATCTCGAATGACAGATCAGAACAAAAACTCGAGTGGCTTCTTGACACTGCGGAAAAGTTTTGTCAAGAAAAAGCAATCTATAATGCTATCATGGACAGCATTCAGATACTCGATGGCAAAGATCAAGCGAGGGGCAAAGGAAGCATTCCTACTCTTTTGTCTGATGCTCTGGGGGTTAGTTTCGATCCTCATATTGGTCACGACTTTTTGGATAGTTACGCTGATC